TAAGTTTTATAATCATCTATTGTTACACATCTACCTTGAGCTGCATAATCTAATGGAGCATTAAGTTTTATTGATTGTATTGTTTCTGCTTCAGAACCACCTGATGCATTAGTAACAGTTGTAACTGTAACACCTGTAACACTATCTATAGATGCGGGTGATGAAAAGGATGATGCACCATTTGCTGCAGTTTTATTTGTAACAACATATTGTAGTATAACAATATTACCATCAGATAATGCTGCACTAACTGTACCATCACCAAAGTAAACTTCAAATAAACCACTATCTGTTTCTTGTAAATAATAAACTGTACTTGATGAAGATAGTTGAGTTATATCTGTTGCTCTAGTATAAGTTGTAGTTGTGGTATCAGATGCTGAGTTTTGTACTTTAACTGTTAGTGTTGTAGTATCTGAACGAGCATCACTTAATAAAAATCTTTGGTCAACATCATTAACATCTGCAGTATACCTTGTAGTTACATAACTACCTTCGTAAATATTTACACTATCAAAAGGAACAGCACTACCTGTATTACTTGCAGTTACATCTGCAACTGTAACAAACTGATAACTTGTTCCGTCAATACTAGTAGTAAACGAAGTTCCTGCTGGCATTGTTTTAGTTGAACCACTTGTAGATAAACTTACATTAACTATGGCAATAGGAGCTCTAGGTGATGACACTTCATAACCTAAAGTCTTTGCGTGAGATACTACACTTGAACGAAGTGCTGCACTATCTAGAAACATTTCATTTGCCAACATGTTAGCATTAAATCCTAAGTAGTGTGTATTATATGCAAGAGTATCTAATAGAACACTCATACCAGAACCTTCAAAATCATAGTCTTTAAATTCTTGTTGTGCTTTTAAAAATGTCTTTAAATTATCTTTGATGTTGTCAAAGTCTAATTCGGTTACTCTAAGTTTTCTTTTGTTAGTTGCCATCTATCTTAATCTCTCTAATAATACATCAAACTCTACTAGTTCTGTGGGTGCGTTAACTACATAAAAATGTACTGTTAAATTATATTCGTTTCTGTCTAGATTTGGTACAGCCGTAACTCCAACCAATCTTGCTCTGGGTTCATAGTTCTCAATGACATCCTCTACCTTTCTAGCAATGATTTGTGCAACGATAGGTGTCATAGGTTCAAATAACATCTCACGAACACCACCAGCTATTTCTGGGTGAAATGGTTTTTCGTAAGTGTTTAATAATACTAGATTTCTTATAGACCTCTTAACAGCCTGTATATCAGTAATTTTATTTACATCAGAACCTACTATTTTCTTAGTAAAGAATAAATCTAAATCGGAATATTGTTTAGCATTACGACTAATATCATTTTGAGCCTGTGCATCCTTATATGCTGACATTGGAAACCCCTAGTTATTTAATTATTATTTATAACAAATATTCTATCCAATAAGACTTTTAGCAGAATCTACAACACTTTTACCTGACAAAACAGTTTCATCAAACTTCTCTTTTATAAACTCTCCGTCATCTCCTATGGCTAGAGAAACCATTTTTGATTCTGTTCTAACATTACCATCTGCACCAACTTTTTGATTCTCTGCATCACATGCTATCTCCATAAGTTTTTCAAAGTCCAAACTTCCAAATGCTAATTTTAATGCTATAAGTTTTTCTGCAAATGCAATAGTATTACCAGTTAATGCTTTTAGTGCCTCTAACTCATCCTGTAATCCTAACTCTTTTAGAGTAGGTATATCTGGTAACATACCTTTTAATGCTTTCTCTGCAGCTTTTAAATCCTCACCAATTGAATCAATTAGTGCTGATGGGTCAACAGCATTTTCTAATTGTGTAATTAAATTGTCAGCAAATTTGTCTGCACCAGTTAATAAATCATTTAGTCCTTTACTTGCTCCACATACTGTTGATGTTATTTTACTAAAGTTTGCCATATCTTATTCTCCTATGATGTAGGTGCGGTTGTTAGAACGACTGTATTTGGTTGTACATCACCGCCTGAATCAGGCAATTGAACGCCTGTTCCACCATGTATGTGACCTGTAAGTTCTATACTTGTGCCAGAACCATTTTTTGCTGTAACTGTACTTCCGTCACCACTAAACAATAATGTGCCAACTGCCTCTGATTTAATATTCATTGTTGTTCCTGCTTTCACATTCATTGCTGCTCCTGAAATAACAGAAAGATTTCCAAGTAATGAACCTAGTCTTAAAGATGTATCACCATATACAATCATGTCTTTATAAGAGTGTATGGTTGCTCTATCTCCAATACTATACGACATACCACCACCAGTGGATATAGCTTGATTACCACCTATAGATAATATATGATTTATGTTATCACCTTTAGCTGTACCGATTGAACCTATTTGAGAATTTACAATTTGGAATCCATGATTACCTCCAATAATTTCTTCTAGGTTACCAGCACCTTCTCCTGCACCAATTTTAACTTGTTCATTTTTATGAATCTTTCTTGTGTAATTTCCTAATACCTCTAATACATAATCTCCTCTTATAAATTCTCTCTTAGTGCCTTCAATAGCTAAATTAACATCACCCTTTATTTCTACATTTGATGAGCCTGCAATTATTTCATAATTACTACCTACGACCTTAACTGTCTTTGTACCGTCTGCAACTATTTCTTCATAGGTACCTGACTTATGTTCTCTGTGTAATCTTTCTCCACCAGGTGTATCATCTATTTCTATTATATGACCTGATTCAGATTCGTGTACATGATTAAAAGGATATTGACCAGTGACTGTACCTGTATCTTCTACACCTCTAGGATGTGGTTCAGCAAAACTACCTCTTTCTTCTGTTGATGTTAATTGTGTTGATACACCTTTTAGATTTGGTTTAGTTGCTGTATATATTATATCCCTTCTATTTGCTCTACGATTTTTTAGTGCCGTATGATTCTCTGCATCACTTCCTCTTGCAAGTCTTGATACATCTGATTCACCTATAGTGTGACCAGAGTGAGATATTGTACCTGGGTATTTTCCATTAGGGTCATTGAATCCTTTAGATGCGTCAGCAGTAGATGCTGGAACACCAGGCAACGAACCCATAATGACTGGCTGTTGCTTCTCGTTTGCATCACGAAAGAATCCGACTACCCAAGTTCCCTCTGTTAGAAAGCTAGGTGAGTTTCCCATACCTTGCATGGCAGGGTCGGTAACAGGATGCATGACATGAGCCCATGGCAAATCTTCTGATGGGATTTCATTTAAATCTTGTGTATGGTAACCTAGACAACGGACTTGTACTCTACCAAGTTTTGCAGGGTCATTACGATTTTCTACAACACCAGTAAACCATACAAAGCCATCGAGGCCCATGAAATAGTTTTCGTTCATGTAGATTATTTATACTAGGTATTACGATAGTCTAGGTAGATATTTCCAGCAAGAACAATTCTTTCCTCTGACATTCCGACTGCAAGTGGTACTTCATGTAGAACATGGCCAGGGAAGATAACTATCTCATCTGGTTTAGGGTGTACTCTCAATTTTGCTTGTGGAAAATATAGGGGTGGGGCATTGTTTGGCACTTGTATATAATAAACCCAAGACCACAATGCAGGGCCATGAGTATGGGGTTTGGTAAAATCACTTTCGTTATAGATTGCACCCCAGCAATCAAAAGTAAAAAATTTATCTAGAGTTCCTTTTTGGTCTTTGACTTGTATACTCTTTACAATTTCGATTGCAGCATTACAAACCTCATTCACGATTGAATATTTTTTATGTAAAAAATAATTAGTCATGTACGCTTGTACATTTGACTTTCTTTCTTCTTCGTATTTGTGAGAGCGAATGATGTCTGCCATGTCTTTATGTAAGTGGTGTAAAGATAGTGGTCTGCGTATCACTCGCTCCTTTTTTACGAATGTGTGAAACTCATCCTCTGTTCGAAGATTGTTTGATAGTTCTTTTAAAGACATTAGATACCTAGAAATTCATCATTCGTGATTTCTGCTCTTGCACTATCTTGTTCCATTTTTTGTTTCATCATTGCTTTACATTCGATTATATCTTTATTGATTTCTCGAACATCCTCTAGCATATTAGACAATACAAAATATAGATAAACTGCACCTAGCCAAAAGACTACTACAGTTACAAATAATATAAAGTTTATCATAATGTTTACCTCTTACTATTTAAATTAAATTCATTAGTGATATGTTTCCGATACAGGTATATCTGCTAATACCATACGCTTATACCAATCAGTAAACCACGGGTTCTTTTCAAAAAGTACTCCTATCTCTTTAGGNGTAATCTTCTGTGCATCTATTAAGTATGCTAGTATCTGCCACTTCGCCTCGCGAGTTNTAGTATCTAAATCTTGATAATCAAATAGACCAAGTTCATCTCCACGAAANCCAACCGTTTCTTGATTCATTTCCGTCAAAAGTTTTTCTAATTGTTTCTCATTCTCCATTGTATATTCTCGCTCCTAGATACATCACTAGTCCTGATAGAAATGCTCGTATGATTATCTCAATCACTTCAAAGATTCCTATGACTGTTAGACCTTCTACAAATCCAACAATGCCAAACATACTTATAAATCCATAAAGAACAAAGAATGCTCCTGCGTTTTTTAGACTAAATATTTTGTCCATATACTATTACCTCTATTGTTAAATAAATTATTACTGCCATTATAACAGTCCATTCAAGAAATGTCAAGTGCCCATTCATAACATTTCAAATCCTATATATCCAAGTATGATTGCCCAAAAGTAAATCCAAAATGTATACCAGATACCTTTGCATATAAACATAATAATACTCATTTTGCGTACTTACTACTCGGATGCACATCAAACTCTAGGGTGACATGCCAACCAAAGTGTTTATCAAAGACCAACACCAGATGCTCATAGTCACTCGACTTCATCTCAGTTAGCATTCTTCGAGTTTCTTTGTCCGACCAACAGAGTTTTTTCGCTAGATTTTGAGCAAGTCCTAACAGATAGAATGCATTCCCATCAGGGCCAGAACAGTCTACTGTGATTCCTTTATGTTTAAGTTTCTCTTTTATCATGATTATGTTTTATCATATCCTCATATGCTTTTCTATTTTTCTTCTTTGTGTTCTTATAGTTTCCGATACTACTCTTACACCATGTAAATAAATTCTTCTCGTAATCTTTCAGATTTTTCACAATACAGAATCCTCAGCTATTGCCTCTGCATCACATTCATTATCAAAGTAACCTAAATGATTACCCGTACTATCAGTTACAGAATACAGTACATTTTCATTGACTTCAATTCTGACTACCTCAGTAGAGAATCCGCCACTTTCACTCATATACTTACTGATTGATTCATGTTTATATTTCATAATCTTTTAAATCTTCTCCTAGACTTACTAAACATCAAAGGTTTAGTGAGTTCTATTTTATTTGTTGTACCCTGTGGTATATACGCCACAAGCTTATTCTTGTCCTTTACATAGTATATATGATTCGGAACCTTATCTTCCCATTCAGTAATCTCTTGTAGTATCTCAATCATATTACTTCTCGATTGTAAATTGCAAATGTCTTAGCGTCTTCCATAGTACAGTTATTCTGTATATAGTAACGACCACCTCTTGGTCTGTAACGAAACAATCCACTAAACTCTTTCTTAAATAGTTTAAGATAACGAATATCAATCCCCTTGTATAGTGATACCTCATCTATAGGGGAACGATATCTTGTAAAACTTTGTAGTATACTCTTTTGTTTGTCTGTTATAAATGTCATATTTTCCTCTCAAAAAATTTTTGTGTTTGATTTGTTTTGTAACCTTTGTAGGATAAGGGGGTGGGTGCTCTCTGAAGTATATCCCTTAACATACTTATTACATTTATAGATTACCCTACGCTTCCCAGATTAGGTGGGGTGGGGGGCCCTCTCAGAAGTGATGGGTCAGAGCCATGTGTTCATGTTGACCCATCCTAGAGAGAAATCTAGTGGCTGGGGGTAATACGCCCCCAACAATTCTTTAGGCTGCTTTCCTCATGTTGTAGTTGTCTAAGGAAGCCATACATGCCATGACTAGTGTAGCTGATATGTTATGCCTTTTCATAATCGTTTGTATCTTGAATCCTCTTTTTATATCTGATAATATGTAACTCATTATAGCATCTCTCCTAGTAGTTTAATTGATAGTGCGATTCCGAATAGTATCATTGTAATTGTTGTTGTCATCATTATCTCTCTGTTGTTGTTCAATATTAGTATCGTTGTAATCATTTACTCTCTTTTTTCATTGTTTTATTTCTAGTTTTCACTAAGTATTTGTGATATGTCTGGGCATACATTCTGTCTAGTTCACTTCCTGCGGTCACAATCCTACAGTTGTTCGAACCCATTGACCCTGTCTGATAGTTCATATTCACTTTTAGTTCTTTTATCTCTCTTGTGTCTTCAATAAATTTCATATTCTCTCTCTCTTTTCTCACTCTACATAGCTATTATCTCATATTGGACACGAATTGTCAAGGAAATATGGCGAAATAAACCACCGAATAGCTAAATAAATGCGTTGACATTTGACCAAAAGTATGATATAGCAGCCAAATGAGAATGATTCTCATATAAGA